GTCCGTCTTCTGACGCATTTCGACAACGAGTACTACTGGGACTCTGTGCGTGAAATGCGTCAGAAGACGGACAGCGAGTACGCTGACGACATGATGACGTTCATCAAGGAGAGTAACTGCCCGCTGCGCCCTAAGATCCTGGTGGATCCATCAGCCGCGTCGTTCAAGCTGGAATTGCAGAAGCGCGGCCTGTGGGTGTTGGACGCTGATAACGAGGTCCTGGACGGAATACGGCGTACCTCAGCGGCGCTCAAGCAAGGTAAGATCAAGGTGCATCGGCGCTGCGCCAACACTGTCCGGGAGCATAGCTCCTACGCCTGGAACGACAAGCGGGCCAAGCTGGGCGAGGAAGAGCCCATCAAGGCTAACGACCACACGTGCGACGCTGAGCGCTACGTCGCCAACGACACGTTCCAGTACGGGTTCCGGTTAGCGGCCTGAGTTTCTCACGCCCAGCGGTAAGATTCATGCGGCTTGCCGCTGGGTTCTTTTTACTTTGTAGCGCGGCGGGATACTGGCAGTCCGCCGCGTCTCTTTTATCGGTGGGAGGAATGGGTGCAATGAGAGAGAAAGATACGCCACGGTGCGCGCTCTGTAGTAAGCGGCTACCTTCCGGGCATCCGTACACCAACTGCAATTCTTGCATTCGCAGGCTGGAGGCTGGTGAGTCAGCAGCTAAGATCATGACTAAAGACATCAAACCCATCCGCGACCGACGTGACGGAGATCTTGCCTGGGAGCAAAGATTGCGCAAAGAGTTGGGTAAGGTCAGTAACGAAGTAGCGCGGGCTGCGTTTTCCAGTCTGATTGATGCCGGTAAGTTTGAGCATGCTGAGATACTCATCGATGAACAGTTGGTGAAGCAAGCGCGTGGCAAAGCCACCGACATCAAGCCCATCCGTGACCGCGCCGCAGTCCACCGCGCCCTGGACCGAGTTATGGCGGGGGACGCCGTCAACGCTCACGTCGGAATGCTGGGCGTAAACGCTGAGAAAGCGCAGGCGCTCAAAGCCCGCCTGGAGCGCAAAGGTTTCGAGTACAGATTCCCCATGTCGCCGCCTACGGCTGAGATTGTCCGCCACGCTTTCGTCAAGCGTAACCGTGAAGCTGGCTCGCCTGAGAACGAATGGAAGATACTCAACGAGCGTAAGAACGGTTACCACAACATCACGGAGCCACGATGATGCCCACCCTAGGCCAAGCCCTCAGCACCGACGCCCAGGTACCCAACCCTATCGTCGTCACCATTGACGCCCAGGTTATCGGCGCTCTGTACGCATCCCGCACTTCGCCGTACGAGTTCAACCAGTTCCTGATGCAGGAGCTGAAGAGCGCGGGCGCTCCCATTGAAGGCACGCTGCGTCTGCGCCCTTCGCACGGAAAGGTTGGCCGCGTCAAGACTTCGATTGAGAAGGGCCACTTCGCCTACTTCTGGATCAGCGATGAGCACTGGGCGCTTATCCAGGGCGGACTCAAAGACGACGGATGGAAGGACTGGGTGCAATGAATGCCCACCGACTTCCACCCGCCCAAGCGCCTAGCCCGTGAGTACGAGCGGGCCATCAAGGTAGTGCTGGCCAAGACCCTCCCCCAGAAGGATCCTGGCGAGACCCTGGATGCGTGGCTACGCCGTATCCAGGAGCTCAGTAACAAAGTCGAAGTACGTCAGGCTACGGACTTCCTTGCTTCACGTATGGTGCAGTGGGTGAACGTTCGCAATGCTAGGTCCTGGCGCGCAGCGGCGCAGCAGGCTCAGCGGGGCAGCTTCCTACATGGCTTGCTACGTAAGGAGATGCAGGGCGCGGTCGGCTCCCGCGTGCGGGCCTTGACGCGTGAGAACGCCGCCTACATCAGTTCGATTCCGCGTCAGGCCGCCATCAAGCTGACGGACGAAGTAAGGAAGGCGCAGCAGGCCGGAGCGCGACCGGAGACCGTGGCCCGGTTGATGAGGAAGCGATTTCCTGAGTTACTGAAATCGCGCATCAACCTTATAGCGCGGACTGAAACCGCCAAGGCCAGCACCGAGCTCACCCGCGCCCGCAGCGAGGAACTGGGCCTGGACTACTATATATGGCGCACCAGTCACGACGTCCGTGTGCGTGACTCGCACCGTAAGATGGACGGCGTGGTGGTTCCGTGGGCCGATCCTCCCGCGCCGGAGTTACTGGTGGGCGAACGTGATGAAGGTCACTACCACGCGGGTGAGATATACAACTGTCGTTGTACGCAGATCGTCGTGCTTACCCTGGACGACATCAAGTTCCCTGCGCGCGTCTATCATAACGGGAAGATCGAGATGATGACACGTGTTCGATTCAAGCAAGTAGCAATTAACCTGGAGTCAAGGAGCGTAGCATGAAGAAGTTCATCAGCGTCCTGGCAGCGGTGCTCTTCTCGTTGCCGCTCGTCGCGCAGCAGTACACTTACACGTCGCAGGCCGGAGTCAGTCTGTTTACAAACACTGCGGCCACCGTGACTGAGACCAGCGCTCCCGTCCGTCTGCCCAACTTCAGTGGAGCCGGCACGCTCACCGTCACGGAGAGCGGAATTACCGGGTCGCCCAGCGGTTGCACCTTCGTATTGAAGTACCAGGGCAACAACTCCGTTACGGCTACCGCCGCCGTCAGCACCACGTCATTCACTCCGGCGACTGGTGTGCAGACGTTCTTTATCTCGCCCACGGTCTCGGCTGGCGACAATTATGTCGGCGTATTTGCTTGCTCAGTATATCCTACGGCGGGCCTGCTGACGGCGTCGTTCAGCCCGGCAGTCACTACATTCACAGCCAACACTCCCGGGACCGGCGACCCTTGCCAGAATCCCAGCGTAGCTAAGTCCACCGTGTCCGTGGCCGTTACCAGCGCCACCACCACGCGGCTGGTAGCCTTGGTGACGGGCGCGCAGGTTTACGTCTGCGACCTGGCCCTGACTACGGTCGGCACGTCGGCCAGCGTGCAGCTTGAGTACGGAACGGGCGCTACATGCGGCACCGGCACCACGGCTCTTACAGGCGCTATGGTACCGAGCGCTACGGTGGGCGTCATCAAGCTGGGCTTCGGCGGCACGGTTACTACGGCTCCGGCCAGTCAGAGCCTTTGCCTGGTTAGCGGCGCTACCGTGACCAGCGTGGAAGGCGTCTTAAGCTACGTACAGCAGTAACTAAGCCGCTCAGTACTCAGGAGGTCGCCGTGCCAAGACGTATCCGAGTACAGAGCGGTGACACGCTGCTAGTTGGCGAGTATGAGATGGACGCCGACACGCTGGCTGCCGTGGTTAACCCAGAGGCGAGGGTGCTCTGGGCCGCTACGCAGGAAGACGACGGTGCCAGGATACAGCTGGTGTCTTACTCTGAGCAGCAAGTAATATGGCTGGAGGAGAAAGACCTAGTCAGGTCTGCGGAGGACTCTTGAATGCCCAGTAAGAAGCGCAAAGCGCCCACGTTCGGTGAGCGATCCCTGGGCATTCAAGGTCTGGCCAAGGATTACTTTACTAACATGGCGGCGCGTACCGGCTTCGGTACGCCGTCGTTGGCAGAAGGTGCATCGTACGAGCTGATCAGACTCAGTTACAACTACTGGGAGCTGATCACGCTGTACCGCAATCACTGGATTAGCCGTCGTATCGTGGATACTCCGGCTAAGGACATGGTCAAGGCGTGGCCAACTCTTACCGGCGACATGAAGCCGGAAGACATGAAGAAGATCGACAAGGCCATTCGTCGTACTCAGACTAAGACCAACATGCTCACGGCTATGAAGTGGGCGCGGCTATTTGGCGGCGCGGGCTGCCTCATCGTCATCGACGGACAGGAGAAGGAACTTGACCAGCCCCTGGACCTGGACAGTATCGAGCTAGGCGCATACAAGGGCTTGATCCCGTTCGATCGCTGGGCCGGCATCAATCCAGAGGGTGAGGTCTGTAACGACATCAGTCGCCCGCTGGACTTCAACAAGCCGGAGCATTACTCCGTGCGGGCCGTAGGCGGTGCGGACTTCAAGGTGCACAGCAGCCGCATTCTGCGCTTCCTTGGCCCTGAGGTTCCTACCCCTGAGCGCGAGGCGCAAAGCTGGTGGGGTATCAGCGTCCTGGAGCCTGCGTACGAGGAGATTAAGAAGCGCGACAATATGTCGTGGAATATCCTCAGCCTGACGTTCCGCGCTAACATCATGGGTATGAAGTACCCTGAACTGGCCGCGCTCATGAGCGGACTGGGCACGCCTAGCGACGCGGGTGGGCAGCTGGCCCGTCGGCTTAGTCAGATAAACCAGCTGATGAGTAACCAGTCCCTGATCCCGTTGCCCAAGGACGGCGGGCTGGAATCATCGCAGTATAGCTTCGCCGGACTCAGTGATTGTTACCAGCAGTTCCAGCTTGATATCAGCGGAGCTAGCGAGATCCCCGTGACTAGGTTGTGGGGACGCACCATCAGCGGCCTGGGCCAAAGCAACGACGCCGATGAGCGTATCTACGAGGAGAAGATCAGTTCAGATCAGGAGGAGCTACAGCGTCCGCAGCTGGAGAAACTCTATCCCGTTATCTGCATGTCTGAACTGGGTGAGGTCCCCGAGGACATGGACTTCGACTTCCCATCCGTTCGCGTACTGGACGAGAAGGAGAAGTCCGAGCTAGCCAAGGCCACCGTGGACTCCGTAGCTGTGTGCATCAACACGGGCATCTTCGCACCTTACACGGGCGGCAAGGAGATACAGCAGGCCAGCAAGATCAGCGGCTTCGGCACCAACCTGACGGACGAGGACGTGGACAAGTTGAGTAAGGACGTCCAGTCTGAGAGTGAGCTAGGCGCGGGCCTGTTCGGTGAGGAAGGCGAGGGCGGAGCGCCGCAGCTGGATCCCGCCTCCGGGCCGCAGAAGGTACTGCGCGAGGAAGGTAAGGTCAAGGGTAAGGGACCGCAGGCCGTACCTGGTAAGGGCAAGGGGAAGGCGGCGGACTCCGACGACCCAGGCGTAGGCACTTACAAGGTTCACGGCATGGACGTAGTCGTTGAGACTCCGCGAGGCGAACGACGCAGCGGTAAGGGCTTCGACGTGCAGATGCCGGCCCATTACGGTTACATCAAGGGCGTTAAGGGAGCCGACGGAGATAGCCTGGACGCTTACCTTGGGCCTGATCCTACTGAGAACTGGGTGTATGTCTGCGACCAGCGGCACCTTCCACCACGTCGTGGGTTCGACGAGCACAAAGTAATGATGGGCTTCCCCAGTCAGGCCGAAGCACTAAGGGCTTACGACGCGGGGCATCACCGGGCCAAAGACGTGCTGATGGACTTCACGCCCATGCATGTGCGTGACTTCAAGGAGTGGATCAGGACTGGAGACCTCAGTAAGCCCTGCGGCGAGGTACGCGCATGAGCCGATTCGTCAAGGACTTGTTAGTAATAGGCGCGGCCACGATACTGATATTCGGCGTGGCGCTTATAGCCATCGGGCTGACCAACTTCGTGGCCCAGTGGTTACGGCACCTGCTATGAAGCCCGTCATGCAGACGCGCACCGGCAAGCAGGGTAATTGCTTCTCAGCCTGCATGGCTTCGATCCTGGAGTTAGGCATCCATGAAGTTCCCCGCGCCCTGGCCGGACCTGACCAGTATCAAGCCGCTAAGGACTTCCTGCGTCCGCTGGGTTACACTTACGAGCGCGTACCCATTACGGACGTCAAGCCCGTGGGCCTGCACTTGATCGAAGGAGTAAGCCCACGCGGCGGCATGCACGCCGTAGTAGGACGTGACGGGCGCATGATACATGACCCTCATCCGCACGACGGCACCGGGCGCGGGCTGGCCCAGCCGCAGCTGTACGGGATGATTACGAAACTCAAGTAAGACGTCCACCACCTAGGACGTAGAAGGAATTCGCTCATGGCCGTAAACACCAATGCACTTCCCTTCTTCACTCCGGACACCAGCGCGGGCGGCGCGGCTGTAGGCTCCAGCGCAGCCGCCGCATTACCCGGCACTCCGGCCAGCGATACCACGGTCCTGGTTACGAACCTGGGCAACTTCCCCATGTTCGTCAAGCTAGGCACCACCAACGCCGTCACCGTGACTCCAGCCACAGGGTTGCCCGTTATGCCGGGCGAGCAGCTGGCCATCGGCATCGGCAGTAACACCTGGATCGCGACTATCTGCGCTGGCGGAGCCGGCAGCAGCACGCCGTTCAATCTTACTACGGGGAACTGAGGAGAGGCGTATGACCTGCCGTACTTGTGGTGAGCGTTTTGCTGACGAAGATCGTTATCCGCAGCATGAAGATCGCAGCGGTAAGAAATGCCCTATGTCCGGTAAGCGCGTAGCGAAAGACGTAGCGCCCATCCGCGACCGCGACGCTGCGCACCGGGCGTTGGACCGGGTCATGGATGGTACTTCCAAGGAGGCTAACGGAATTACTTCCTACGACACTACGGATGAAGCTATCGCGGCGGCACGGGCACGTCTCAAGACCGGTGCGGTGGGTAAGCTGTACATTGTGGAATTGAAGTCTGGGAAATACACTTACGTACACTCGGTGGCCTCTGGGCAGAAGAACATGGGCGCGATACGAGCACACGACGCCACCGTGGAGTGGACGCGGGCCGCGCCGCCCAAGAAGCCCCGTCCTGTGGGCTCCGTCCTGAACCCCAAAGACCTGGACCGCATGACCGGGATTCCAGGCCAGTCGAAGTCGTTTGACGCCGCGTTACCTCCCGCCGTCCAGAAGCTGCAAGCTAAGTTATTCGCGCTGGAGAAGAAGGGCGAGAGCGGGAACGTACCCGACTCAGAGTTTGAGAAGATTGACCGTGAGCTCGCCAAGTTGGGTTACGAAGCGGACGGACGTAATCAG